TTTTTTGGATAAACAAATATCTATCGATTTAACTCCAAAAGTATCCCAGAAAGGAATGATTGAGGTTAAACTTGAAAATGATTCTGAGACTTGCGAGGATAAGAAATGAATTGGATTAAATGTGAAGAGAAAGAAGCGCCAAAAAATGAAAAATTCCTATTTAAATATCATTATGGAATAGGATTAGGCGAATATGGTCAATGCTATACAACATTTAATGGAAATTCGGAAAGAACTCATGAAGCCTATATTTTGATATTACATCCATCAGAATGGGAAGAAAAAAATCCCTTTGAATGGAGTCATGAAAGAATGATTGAAATGGAGGTATCATGGATGCCCCTTCCAAGTTAAATTGGATCAAAGTCGAAGATCAATTGCCTAAAAATAAACAGCCGATAATATTTAAAGCCAATTATCCATTGTTTTGTGCCGGATTCATGGAAAAAACTGAATCAGGATATCAATTCTATCATCAGTCCAGTGATCAAACTACTATATATCCTATGCATGGCATTACTCATTGGATGTCACTTTACACTTATATAGAAAATCCCGAATAACCAAATAAATTCCCTCCTATCAACAAAATACTTGAATTTCTAATCTCAAAACCATATATCTAAATCTTGAATTAAAATAATGTCTTAACACAGGAGAGAGACATATGGAAAAATCATACCCTAAAAAATCGGGTTCAAATAATACACGGCCAAATAAATCTGAGCGCGAAGGCTCAAAAGAAATGAAGTCTAATCCGGATAAAGGCCCTCCTATGCTTATGGGAGAGCACCACTTTGATAAGGGTTATGAATCAGATTCAGAAGTTTTTGACAGATCAAAATCATATCCAGGTGATGAGCAGCGTGGAAATGAATATGTGAAAGCAAACAAAGAAATGATCTCACGTGATAGTACAAAGCTTAAAAGATCGAAATTTAGTAAGATTGCATGATTTCAGTACCTTATGCTTCTTCAGGTCAGGAATTAGGGGAAACGCGTCTTGAAATGACGCGTGACCTTATGCGGATACATTTGGAAAATGCGATCAATAAATGTAAACATTTGAAAGGCAAATATTACGTTTTATTTCACACAAAGCCTTTTCCGGAGAATCTGCAAAACTGTGCCTTTAAAGTTAAAGGTGTCCTAGTGGGCACTGAAAAGAAAAAGATCAAGCAACAAGTAATTTACGGAATCCCTATAAAGCCTCATATGATGCTATCAACTCTTTTATTCGGTGTTAATAACGATACTGGAGAGATAACCATAGAATGGGCTTTACCGGGAGACTGGCCTACTTGGGCAGTCGGGGGGACAAATGAGCCTATACCCGAAACCATAGCAAGTATTAAAGAATCGGGAATTCAGTATCACTATGCTGATTTCCTTCCTGACTAAAAAATTTTGTTAAAAATGACAAGTAATTTCTTTAGCGTCGACGGCCTCCAATGCGGAGTATTTAACGGTCGCTAATGGGCATAAACGAAGCGGTGCCAGCTTCAAAAGGAAATAGAGATGTCAGAAGAAGAAGAAAATGTTCCTGAGCAGGAAGTTCAGGAGCAACCGGAACAAGTTGAAGAGCAAGTTGTAAATACTCCTGAGCCTAAGGAAGATCAGAATCAAATTAACTGGCGTCAGGCGAATGAAGTCATGCGATTGCAAAAGCAGCGCATTGATGAGCTGGAAAAAGATCGACAAGAGCGATTTAAACCAGTTCAAGAGGTTGAAGAGCCAGACGAATTCGCTAATGAGGATCCGGATAATTATATTACTGTGGCTAAAGCTCGGCAAATGGCTGATAAAGCCGCTGAGAAAAAAGCCAAAGCCTTTGCTCAGCAAGCTGTGCAGGAATATGCAGCTCAACAGAATGTTGCACAATCGGAAGATCGGGCACGTTCTAAATATGAGGATTACGATTATGTCATCGAAAACTTTGTTCTGCCTCAGATTAAAAACGACCCGGCGCTTGCATACAAAATAAGCCAATCCAAAAATCCGGCGGAAACGGCGTATAAGCTAGGAAAATTAGACACTTTTGAGGATTCCATGACAAAGTCAGCACCAAGCCCCAAAGCTGAAAAGATCTTAAAAAACTCTCAGAGGCCAACGAGCTCGAATGCTGCGGGATCTCTTAAAACACAGGCTGATAAATATAGCAATATGTCTCCAGCGGATATATGGGCGGAATCACAGAAGTATGCGCGCAGGGCTTAAAATGGATTTAAGCGATGACAATTACCACAAGTAACGCATTGCCTCCGCCAGTCCAACAATGGTTTGATAACGTGCTTTTATCACGTCCAATGCCAAAGTTGATACATAAGCAAATGGCAATGAAAAAAGAGCTTCCACCTAACAGTGGACGCATTGCGAGATATCGCAGATATACAAACCTTGCAACTGCAACGGTGCCCCTTCCCGATTCAGGTTTGACACCTCCCGGGCAAGTTTTAAGTTCTGTTGACATAGATGCAAGATTAGACTTTTATGGAACATATGTCACTATTACAGATAGTGTTATGTTCATTAATCAGGACCCTGTTTTAAATCAGACTGTTTCCCTTTTGGCGCAATCTATGAGAGAAACAGAAGACGAGCTAATCAGAAACATGCTCGCTTCTACTGCTTCAGTTATTAACTGTACTGGTGGAGTGAACGGGGATAGCCCAACTGAATTAAGCCGTAGCGATATTGACTCAACGATCTTAGCATTGCTCGGAAACGATGCGATCATGATCTCTGACAATATTGAAGGAACTTTGAAATTTGGAACTGCTCCGGTGCGAGAAGCTTTTTGGGGAATGATGAGTACTTCTGTTCTTGATGATTTGGAAGCTGTCACAGGCTTTATTTCTCAAGCGCAATACCCTTCAAACATGAACGTATTGAATGCTGAATGGGGTTCTGTTTCTAACATTCGTTTCTTGTACAGCTCGAAAGGATCTGTCACACCAAACGCTTCGTTGAACGGTAACAACATTTATAACATATTCGTCACTGGTCAGGAAGCCTATGCAATGATCGAATTGACGAATGCGACAGCGTCGTTTATTTACACACCTCCAGGGGGGCCAACTGACCCTCTTAGAAGGTTGCAACTTGGAGCTTGGAAAATGGCTCAAGTACCTCGGCTCATGAACGATGCGTGGCTCTTTAATCTACGCGCAACCCACTCATAGGAGGTAATTATATGACTTTTCCAGGACGCGATATGAGACAAGGGACTTTTACAGTTCCTTCAACAGTAAGCAGTACAGTAGGGGCATTGGTCAACGTTAATTGCGGTTTTTTGCCGACTAAAGTCGAGCTGATCGATATGACAGCTTTAACATCTATGTCTGGCGGTCCTCCATTAGCTAACCCAGGCGCCACTTATCTGACCTATAGAGCTGTTTGGCAGCAAGAATTTGCGTCGGCAACCACTCCTTTTACACTTGTAGAAGGAATATCCCCAAGCGCATTAACTTCTTCTGTACAGCCTATTTTAACCAATGGTATTTCACAATACAATGGTCAGGTAACGCCAGCTACATTAAATCAGGACAGTTTGCTATTAGGTCCAGTCATTACAGGATCTAATACAGCTAAAGCATCAGGAACATTTACAGTTAGCTCTACATCTACACTGTATCCGGGCGCTTTGATCCTGATGACAAAAAACAGTGTTAACAAGCAATTGGGAGGAATGTATTTCACAGTTAATACTGTGGCTTCTTCCACTACATTTACAATTGCTAATGCTGGCTGGTTGAATACTGCTAACTTTACAAACGGAGCGGAGACATTTAACGTACAATTAGTTACTTGTCCTCCTTATTATTATCCGACTAATGGCGTTATCACTGCGATTACTGCGGCAAATCCTGCGGTTATTACGACCAGTGTTAACCTTAATTTGACTGCCGGACAAGTTGTTAGAATCCGAGTCCCAACCGTTTTTGGAATGACTCAGGCTAATAACTTAACTGCGATCATTTCAGCAGTTAGCGGGAATCAAATTACATTAGGAGGAACTACAGGAGCATTTACGCTTAATAATGGATTAAATAGCTCAGCATTCACCGCTTTTTCGTGGCCTGCCGCTAGTTCAGTTCCATTTAATTATGCGACTATTACACCTGTAGGATCTGGACCTCAAATCAATTCAACTGGTTATTACAATAATGACACAATTGACGATGCGACTGAAAACGTATCTTTCAATGGTTTCACTGTAGGATCAGGGATTTTGATTGGTGGATCTTCAACTGTATTCGGTGTAACGGCTGGCGATGTCATTGCATGGACAGCATGGAGAGCAGATCAATAATGTTCACACCTGACAGGTCAACAATTACAGGTATAACAAATTCAAATCCGGCGGTGGTCACAACATCGCCGGATCATGGAATGTATACAGGGATGGCCGCAAGGCTTGTTGTTCCGCAAAAATACGGAATGGTACAGCTAAATGGTTCAGTCGTTCACGTGAACGTAATTTCTCCCACTACATTTTCTTGTTATTCCACTTTAGTTCCCAGTCAGGTGACCATTAATTCCACAAATCTACCGGCGTTTGTGATACCCGCAAACCCCGGTTTAGTTGCTTCTTGTATACCAATCGGAGCCGGAGCAACTCCAGTCAATAATGTCCCTTGGCAAGCAAATGACGGCTATTGCGATAGTCCGTTAGATGATGCCTTTTTAAACAATTCAACTGTAGAAATACCCTTTTAGGAGGAAAACATGGCAAAAGGAATGATTGTTCCACAGGAAACTAAAAGTATTGACCCGCTTATCCATAAAAGGATAGGAAAAACAGCGGTTAATACAAATTCAATTCACGCAATGACACCCGAAACCGATCATAAAGTCAGGGGGCAATTTGTTAATGTCGAATATCCAGGTTTAACCCAAAAAATATGTTGTAAGCTTTATCGCAACATGCCCTATTTCTGCGAGACTTTGAAAGATGGAGAAACCACGATTATACCTCTTTCAGTAGCGAGATTTATCAACGAAGACTTTGGATATGATCAGCATAGCTATATTCAGGATGATAAAGGCAATCCGATCAAAACAGGCAAGAAAATTCCTAGGGGTAAATTTATCATCGAAGAGCACTTAACATAAGGCAAATAAATGAGCACTTGGGACCTAAACCGTCTTAGATATACAATCAGGAAGATAACTGGTAAATATGATACAAACCAGCTTCCTGATAGCTCTTCAGGGGAAAATAATATTTCCAATCCTTCCGGCATAGATGATTATATCAATGATTTTTATCTTTATGATTTGCCGGAACATTTCAGAACATTGAAGTTAAGGGATTTTTATACCTTTACGACTGTTCCTAATTGCGGGACTTATTCCGTTCCTGAAAATATCTATGAGGTTTACGATCCGATTTATATTGATAACTATCAATTCAGATTTTATCAGTATCCGCAAGAGTTTTACCAGGTATGGCCCGAACTTAATTTCATTGATCAATTTTCGATTCAAAATCAGGCGCTACAATCTTTTACATTAACGCAAACTACAATCCAGCAAGGCACTGTAGTTATTGGGTTAATTCCAAATATCGATGGAAATCCTTCACCGATTTTGGAAACCTTTAGGGATTCAGATGCTCCTATTCCTTTAGATATTCCCCAGCAGCAATATTTTGTTAATCCGGGTGTTTTGATCAGTAATTTTTATACAGGTGTTTTACCTCCAGTAAATCCAGGTGTGACCCCAGGCACCGGAACAGTTGATTATTTGACTGGCGCTTGCACAATGGTTTATGTCAATACTCCAGCGGTTGGAACAACCATTTCAGCTCATTATCACCCTTATGTGGCGTCAAGATCAAGAGACATTCTTTTCTGGCAGCAGCAATTATTTATCAGGCCAATCCCTAACGACACTTACTTTGTAAAAATGATGGCGTATATGATGCCGACTACCGTCATGAATGCTGCTACAAATTCGCCCGTCAGGCCTTCAATACAAGTTGTTGGTGATAATGATGTCAATATACAGGCGTTCAGCGGACAAAGTGGAAGTTTACCAACTGATCTGCCGCAGTTTAATGAATGGTGGCAGCTTATAGCCTATGGCGCCGCTTTAAAGATCTTTGTTGAAGATGGTGAATTCGGCGAGTATGAAAAATACAAAGGCCTTTTTGAAGAGCAAAAACTTTTAGCACAGAGAAAGACTTTGCGTCAATTAGCACACCAAAGAATACCAACGGTTTATAGTTCAAATACAGCTAAGAGCGATACTTGGCCTATATTCCCAATTTATTGAGGAAATATGAAAAAAAGAGAAGTTATTACCTATCTTGCCAATCCCTATAACAAAGATAGAGGCCAGTCGATGAAAGGAACAATTTTTAATAAAACCGGAAGGATCGTTAAAAACGATTATCTGAAATTTGACATGACGTCTCAAAGGGGAAATAAATAATGGCAACCTCAACATTTACCCAAAGTATCCCGGCAGCAAGTCACACCTTAGCGGTTGATCAGCCATTAATGTTAGGCAATACACAATATTTCGTACAATCTTATGGAAAAGATCATAATTACACAGGTTCATCTAACACAGTAATTACTAATGCTGATGGATATCATACTGTGATTCATCAAGTTACGCAAACAGGAATGACGCCGGATCCGACACCGATTGCAGGAGTTAATCAGATTTACTCGAAAAATTATTCGCCGCCTTCTACTTCGGCTCCTGCTGCTGATACTCAACTTTTTAATATCACAGGCGCAGGAGGAATATCACAATTGACTGGTAATAGTGCTATTGCTAACGGTGGATGGTGCTGGTTAGGGGGAATACTGAAAATTTGGGGAATTGTTCCAATTACCACAAATCCACAAACTGACACTATTACATTTACTAGTGTTTCTAATACAACAATTCCATTTCCTAATAATTGTTTTGGAGTTCAATTAACTTTGATTCGAAAAACAGAGATTCCTGGACCAGTTAGCAATACTGCTATATTAACAGTTTATTCAAATCTTCCTGATATACCAGCACCTTCGACCACAGGATTTTCATATACATTTGGCTCTACAGGATCAGGAAGTAGTTATTCAGGTTTTTACTGGGAAGCTATAGGAAATTAATGAGCTATGAACCAAGACTTATATCACCTTTCATAAACTCAGGTTTAAATCAATATTTTAAGCCTTATATTATTGGCGATGAAGCTTTTCCAACTATTGATGACGCTTATCCTTGGCGTGGATCTGTACGCAAAAGGGAAGGCTATTTTCTTTTTGGAAATATTCCTACTGCTCCCGTTCAAGGCATAAAAAACTGGATCAATCCATTAACGTTAAGTCCTAACCTGATCGCATTAAGCCTGACAAAATCGTATAATTATATCACTGGAGCATTTCACGATATTACTCAATTGGCCTATTTGTCGACTCCTTTTAGTTTTGGGACGACGACTTTTCAATACTATTGGACAAGTAATTATCAGGGGTCAATGTGGCTGACAAATGGCTTAGGCTATACAACTGCTCAATTTACTGCCGGAGTCATAAACGGAATATTCTTTTTAACTTCAAATAGTATCAACTCTTGGAATATTTTCACCCCCCAAATTAATAATACTCCTACCTATTTAAACGGCTGTCTGATCATCTTACCCTATAAAGGCCGTTTAGTTTGTCTTAATACCATTGAAGGAAGTGCAGACGGCGTCACAACTACAAATACTTTTCCTAATCGCGCTAGATGGGGACAATTGGGATCAGATTATCCGGCACATTTTAATACGGCAGGAGGCGCAGAATCAACTTCACCGCCTGCGCCATTTGTTGGAAGTGATTTAGCATGGAGAAGCGATATCCCGGGAAGAGGGGGTTTTAGTGATGCTGATACCAGCGAAAGAATTGTTTCAGCAGGCATTGTCAATGATGTTCTGATTGTTGGTTTCCAGAGATCAACTTGGCGTTTACGTTATACGGGAAATGAAATCTTGCCTTTCGTTTGGGAACGGCTAAATACCCAATTTGGTGCCGAATCAACGTTTAGCGTGGTTCCATTTGATAAGGATGTTCTTTTCTTTTCCCGTTATGGATGGATTGCAGCTTCAACAAATGAGGTGCAGCGCATAGATGAAAAGATACCCGATATTTCCTATAGCTTTGAAACAGGATCGGCGACAACGTTCCAAAATCTGGCAACTGTACAGAGCATTAGAGACTATTACCGTCAAATGGCCTATTGGACTTTTTCCCCGGTCGGTGCAGAAGATACCCAAATTTATGCTTATAACTATTTGGATAAGTCTTGGAGTGTCTATAATCCTACCAATGTCATTAATTGTTTTGGTGAATACTTTAACACTTCTGATCAAACATGGGCAACATTCTCAAATGCTGACGATATTTGGTCAAATTTTAATAGCCCTGATGACACATGGAATCAATACGGAAGTGCACAGAATCAAGGTTTTCCACTTATTCTTGGAGGCGATCAGGCTTCAACTGGCGCAAATGCCGGGAACATCTATGAAATGTTCGAATTCGATGCGCCAGCCACAACTGATAATGGTACTCCTTTCAACTTTATGATTCAGACTAAACGCTTCAATCCTTATTTCGAACAGGGCATGAAATGCCGTATGGGTTATGTCGATCTTTATGTGACAACAAATAGCTATGGGGAAATCCAATTCCAGCATTTTGTAGATGATAAGCCTCAGCCAGCTATTACTAAAACAGTCTCTCTTTATCCTAGGGGAGTTTTAAATATTACAGCTATTACAATAGGAAACCCCACTCAAATAACGACAACGGCGGCGCATAATTTGACTACCGGGCAATATGTTATATTTTCAAACATTTATGGATCAGGGGCTAATCTCTTAAATAATCAAAAACTCCCCGTTACCGTTATTGATTCCCTGAATTTTACCGTAGCAGTCAATTCATCGCTATTTGCATTTACTTCGTTTGGCTATATTTGGTCGCCTCCTTTTGATCAGGGAGATGCACGTTATGTGAGAATTTATTTAGGCGCTATCGGATATCACCACCAATTTGTTATTAGTTTATCAGAGACTCAATTAACCGATCCGGTTGCTAGTGCAGTGCAGTTTGAAATGCAGGGATTAGTTATTTGGACAAGGCCGACAGGATTATTTAAAGGAGTATAATGACAGCAGTAGGTTTCGGCCCCTTTTTTACCGATTCGCCTTATTTGCCTCCTGAACCGGACTATAACAGCACGCCGGAGAAATTTCAGGAATTGCAGATTTTAAGGGAGAGACTGACTGCTTCCATTTTGAATATTAAAGAAAATGCCCAGTATGAAAAAAGAGAGCTTTTAACGGGTCAGCAATGGTTTTCTTTTCTTCAGGGAGGAGTTATAATCACAAATTATACCTTCAGACTGACTTTTGACTTGGTATCTTTAAATGGGGGTGCTATAACACCGGGTACGACCACTATAACGCTTCCGACTGATCCGACGGTTAATAATCCGGTTACAATTAAATATGCAAACGGGTTAACGCCAGTGCATGGTTTCGGAGCTGCGACGGCCGGAACAACATATTATTTTATAAACGATCCTGAAGTGTATGTACGCTTTACAAATACTTCTGACACAGTGCAGACAATCACAATTGTAAATAGTACAGGATCAAATTTGACTCAATGTTTTTGGGTTATGGAATATATTAAATTTTAGGAGTATTTATGCCAGCCTGGTTAGCCCCCGCCTTAATTGCCGCTGCAACAACTGTTGGAGGACATTTATTAAATAAGTATGATCAATCAGGAGGTCCCGGATCCGGTACACCGGAACAATTTAAGAAATTAAAAACTTCAACCAGGGCACAAGATAAATTTGCCAGAGGACTTTATGAATCGGGTGGAGGATTAAATCAAAATCCGCTTTATCAACAAGGTCAAGATTATCTCTCTAGAATATTAGGAAATAATCAGCAGGCTTATGAAGATTTTGAAGCTCCTTACATGCAAAACTTCAATGAAAGGATTGCCCCCGGAATTGCTGAACGATTTGCAGGAATGGGAACGGGTGCAGGCGCGTTAAATTCCTCAGCGTTCCAACAAACTTTGGCCCATGCTGGCAGGGGATTACAGAGCGATTTAGCGCAAATGAGAGCAGGATTGCAGCAAAATGCAGCTAATCAGTCATTGCAATATGCCCAACAGCCAATTTCCAATCTTTTGCAGGGATTGAACTTTCATAAATATGAAAATGCTTACATGCCAAGGCAACCAGGAATGACTGATTCTTTAGCTAAAATTTTACCATCAATTTTACAAGCAAGTTTTCAAAATTATGGCAATCAGCAAGATGGGCAACAACAGCAGCCTTTTCAAGGTGGTGGAATAGGGGCCCAGGGTAATATGAATTATCAACTTTATAGGTAAAAAATATGGTCACTCAATTACAGCCAGGGCCCACAGTTTATCAGGCAGCCGGACAGGGTTTACAAAATGCTATTTTGCCAAGCTTACAGAGAGAAATTGAAAGAGGACAGGTACAAAGAGGATTGAGCGAGATAAAAAATCGCTCTTCAGATAATCCTAAAGATACACTATTTTCTCTAATTGAAGCTGCTACCTTGTCGCCTGAAATTGGCAGATCGCTCGGACCTCTTTATCAAACTTTAATGCAAGAACAAAATCAACGAAAAACCGCTAACACTCCTTTAACAGGTTCACAAAATCAAAGGCAACAACCGCAACAGCCTCAAGGACAAATAGGAGCTGAAGGAAGAGCGCCAAGCGAACAAGCACAGAAGTTCTTTCCTAATAATTATCAACCCAACCAGGCTCCAGGAAATGCACCCCAAGAAGCAACAAGAGGACTTGTTAAACCAATATTGGATGGCGATGAATTGATTTATAAAGCTCAAGATATTCTAGGAAAATGGAATAAAGTGGGAATTTCAGACAGAACATTTGACGATGCTTTAAAAGTTGCTCAAATACAAAATGAGGGAAATAAAGAATATAACCAACAAGTCGAAAGGGAAAGACAAAATAGAATTGCAGAACAAGAAGCGTTTGGAAATGTTGCTGAAGAAACATTAACTAAAGTTTTACCTGGTGCAACAGATGAACAAAAAGCATTGTTTAGAAAAAAAGGCGAAGATGCAGCAGGTCAGGGAAAAAGTCAAGCCGATATAAAAAGAATTCTGGCTAAAGAAGCGACTAAATTTAAAAACAACATATCGAATATTGAAAAGGCTCTTAATGCTCCGAGAATTCAAAATCAACTCACTAGATCCATTTTAGGTACGCACAAAACCTTAGAACAGGCTGAAAAAGATGCTAGAGCACAAGTAAAACCCTTGATTGATGAAGGCCTTTATGATACTTCTAGAACGCTTCTTTCAAAGGCTGGCTTTTATCCTGAAGAAAGAGAAAGAATAGTTTTTGGTGAAATTAATCCAGAAGTTAAAAAAGCTGTTGATTCTATTGCTAAACCTTCTTATTTAGAAACTAAACCCGCTGCAATGCGAAAATATCAAGGATCAGTAAAAAGTTATGCTCCTGAATCTATCGAAAATCTTAAACAAAATATTTCTCAAGTTTGGGGGCAGGGTGAAAATAATAATATGAATATGCTTCAATTACGTAAGGCCTATGAAGATAATGGTTATAATTGGAGAATCTTCAAGGATGCTATGAATGATCTTTTCTCTAATGGTCAAATAGAATTGAATGATGATCAACTTAATCAATTTAACTCTTATCTTGATGAACCTCCTTTGAATCTCCTAGAGAAATTGCTCTATAATTTGAACTTAAGAGGACGCTAATGAATCCTATTGCTTCAGCTCTTACACAGGGATTTTCTAATCAAAGCATTTTGCAATATCTATTAAGGCATTTTCCTCATGCACGCAGGCAAATTGAAAAAGGTCTTGCACAAGGATTTTCAGCCGATAAGATCGTGAAATATCTCCAAGGTGGAAGAAAAGAAGTTAATCAGCCTATAACCGAACATGAACAAACAAGGCAATCCGATAAAGATAAACAGAGGAATCTTGAAAAGAATATTGTAAAGGGTGGATTAGCCATAGGAGGCGCTGCATTAGGATCATATGCCTTAAGTCGTGCATTGCCAAGAGCCGGGCAAGCTTTAACAGGTCAGCTTTTACCCGCATTGCCTAATCAGGCTCAAATACCACATAATCCAAGACTCGCATTACCAGGAGCCGGGCAAGCACCTATTCAACCACCTCCCGCAACCCCGCAAGGAATAGGAAATTTACCCTATAGCAATCCAAGTGCTCAATCACCCCGTAAAACGAACTCGCAAAATCCAATTACGTCATCTACAAAACAAGAATCTATACAGACTCCGATTATCCAACAAAATACGAGTATACCTAAAACTAATCCTATTGAAACCCACATAGCACCCTTACCTCAACCATTAGTAAAACAAACTGAGTCATTGCTGCAAGCTGGCAATGATGTCGCCAAAGTAGCAGGAATTTTAAAATCTTTACAACCCCAAATAGTGAAGGATTATGAAAAAACTACAGGTCAACCAATTGATGGAGCAGTCGAGGAATTTGCTCAAAAATTACCTCCAAAGGAAAAACCCACAGCCAATATTGGAAGTGATTTGGGAAGGGAAGAGAAAAAACCCGACATTCCTGTGGAAGAAAAGCCAATAGAAGTCCAACCACCTAAGAAAGAAAAAGGCTCAACAGTTGCCCTTCCTAATGGAGATATAGGAGAAATAACCAATATTCGCCAAGGGATTGCTACGGTTAACTCTCAAGGAAAGGAATTTCGAAGAAAAATAAGCGAATTGATCGAATCGCCAATAAATGAAAAGGATTTAACTGATCTTTTTGAAGATCTTACCAAAGAAATCGAAAAAAAATCAGGTGAAGAAATTTCCCGAATGGTCAATTGGGCTGGTTATGACCCTAAAACTAATGAATTAGCCTTTGTTCCTCATCTTGGAGCTCTCTATGTCTATGATAATATTTCACCTGAAGATGCCTCTGAATTAACCAATATTCTTTCAACACGAAAAACTACAGGTGAAAATTTTATAGGAGCTTGGAAGGAAGGAAGTAAATCACCAATTGGGGCCGCTATGTCAAGGCTAATTCAAAAACTCCAAAAAGAAAGAGGGGGAAAAGGATCAGAATATAAAGGGAAATATGAAAAGATATATGACGCCTTTGAATTACCTAAGATAGAAGCTAAAAAGAAACATAAGGAACAAGCAGATGACAAAAAAAGAAAAACCAAAAAGCCAAGACCTTCTTAAGATCATGTTTTTCTTAAAAAATTTAGGAAAAAAGAAAGGGTCAAAAAAATAACGCAAATCTCTTTTTTTGCTATCAATTAAAGAAATTACTTGATAGTTT